CGATTGGCAAGAAGAAATGTCGAACACCGCTTACCAGCGGGCAATGACCGACATGCGTAAAGCCGGTCTAAATCCAATCCTTGCATACAAACAAGGCGGAGCAGGGACTCCGCCTGGTGCTACTGCAGCAACCCCTGGCTTCTCTCAAGCCGCCGGGCAAACCGGCTCCCGAGTCATGCAAGCTCTCCGCCTAAAATCAGAAGTCGACAACATCCAAGCAAACACCGGTAAGGCAGTAGCCGAAACCGCATTCACCGATAAAAAAGCCGAACTGATCGGCCCCGGTTCAAGCATCAGCGGAGCCATCGAAGAGGGCATCATCGAACCCGGTATCCGCACCGCAAAAGACGCTTGGAGCAAATTCAAAAAATTCTACAAAACCAACAAAGCGGGCTACGACGCAAAGCGCGCCAGAACCGCGAAACAAGCACTTAGCGACGCCAATGCGCGCCGCGCCGCGCGCGAACGAAAGGCAAACCTCTATGACTGAGCCAACCCGCTACACACGAAAATCAGTCGGAATCGACTGCTCCCAGGACGGTCGCACAAAGCAATCAATGCAAGGACAATGCGATATCAACCGCATCATGCAGTCCTACGACCGAACATCAACGTGGACCCACGTCAACGCACGTATGCCCACCTACGGCGACTTCTCAAACATCGCCACCTACCAGGAAGCCCTTAACACCGTCAACGACGCTCATGACTTGTTCATGGAGCTTCCATCCGCAATCCGCACCCAATTCGAAAACGACCCCGCTCAATACCTCGACTTCGTCGCCAACGACGACAACGTCGAAGAAGCCATCAAAATGGGTCTTCTTCCCGATCCCAACGCTCGCGTGGTCGAAACACCTCAAGTGGAAACAGACCCGCAGGGAAAATCTGGTGCAACGCCTCCCGAGGCTGACTAATTCTCTCCTTGATGTAATTAGTCTGAGTCAGTAACCTGACTCTAAACCTCAACACGGAGAAGCAAATGCGACGACGTAAACTCACACGCAAAAAGTCCAGACGGAACTTCCGCTCTGGCAACAAGGTCAACTCTAAAAACACACGGGCACGACCCATGAGGGGAGGGATCCGGCTGTAATGGCTTGCTTCCACCCTATTAAGGGCTACAGGGCTCCCGGCGGTCAGGTCAAATTTGACCGCGTCGGGGCCTATGTAGATCTCCCCATTACCGTCTCTTGCGGACAGTGCTCCGGGTGCCGTCTCGAACGCTCCCGACAATGGGCCGTGCGCATCATGCACGAAGCCCAAATGCACGAACGCAACAGCTTCCTCACATTGACCTACGACAACAATCACATGCCGCCCCGCGGCTCTCTAGTCCTCAAGGACTGGCAAGACTTTGCCCAAAACTTGCGCAACGAAGTGAAAGCAAACTTCAAAAAAAAAACAACCGACCTCCGTTCAAGGGTGAACTAAAACCCTTCCGCTATTTCCATTGCGGCGAATACGGAGACAAAACAGGACGCCCTCACTATCATGCCGCCATATTCGGGCTCGACTGGCAAGAAGACCGCGAATTCATACAAACCACGAAACAAGGCGACAAACTCTACGAATCGCCAACACTCACCAAACTATGGCCTCATGGCCATCACCGCCTGGGCGAACTCACCTTCGAATCCGCAGCGTATACCGCTCGGTACATCATGAAGAAGGTAACCGGCAAACGAGCCTACCGACATTATGGGGAATATGTCGATCAGGCTACGGGAGAATGTCTCCCATACCGTAAGCCGGAATACACCACGATGTCCCGACGTCCGGGGATAGGCTCTAACTGGATCAATACATTCCTAGCTGACGTCTATCCCTCGGACGAGGTCATCATCAACGGCAGCCAATGCCGACCCCCCAAATTCTACGATCAGCAACTCGAAAAACTCGATCCCACCGCTTATCGAAAATTAAAAAGAAAAAGAATTAAACAAGCTCTTGACAATGAATCGGAAAATACGTACACCCGACTCAATACGCGGGAACGCGTTCAACTAGCTAAAATCAAACACTACACTCGGGAGATAATCTAAATGAGCGAAAGCATCATCACGCTAATCGAAGATCCCTCACGCCCTGCTCAACTCCTACAACTCGTCAAAATCGTAATCAACACAACCATAGACATCATCACAAACTTCCTTAATATCTTCTAACTCAAACAGACACAAAGGATCCCCAATGAAACTATCACTATTCAGCATTCACGATTCAAAAGCAGAAGCCTTCATCCAACCCTTCTTCGCAATCAATCCCGCTGTAGCCATCCGGCAATTCACCACAGCGGTCAACGATCCCACAACTCAATTCAGCCAGACCCCTGGCGACTACACACTCTTCGAACTCGGCACCTTCGAACAAGACAACGCCAAGTTCGACCTACACAAAACACCAATCAATCACGGCCTCGCAATCGCATTCAAAACGCAAGCTCCAATGACGATTCCAATGATGGCCGCATCATGACAGATTCTGAACTTGCAGAAGTCTATCTGTCAAAACATATCTATCCTTGGGAAACCAAGAAAATGGCCGCATCAAAATATCTGTTCGAACAAATGCTGAACAGCGGCCAACTAATTTACTCACACACAACCAAAGACGGCCGAGCCGTCTATGAGGAAAAACGAAATGAAAAGTGTTAACCAACACTCATTTGCTCAAGTACCCGCTGCAAACATTCAGCGCTCAACTTTCAATCGCAGCTCAAATTATAAAACCACATTTGACTCTGGCCTACTCATCCCGGTGTTCCGGGACGAGGCCCTTCCAGGCGACACCTTCAACCTACGCATGTCGACATTCGCTCGACTTGCGACTCCAATTCACCCCGTATTGGATAACCTACACCTAGATTCCCACTTCTTCTCAGTCCCAATCCGCCTAATTTGGGACAACTGGCAGAAATTCAACGGCGAACAAATCGACCCGGGCGACAGCACCGACTTCACTATTCCAGAAATGGTCTCACCGGGCGGCGCCGCCAACATGAACTCCACATCCGACTATCTGGGAATCCCAATCTCAGCAACTAATCTCACCCATTCATCCCTATTCCATCGAGCAATAAACTTAATCTGGAATGAATGGTTCAGAGATCAAAACCTCCAAGACTCAGTCGTCGTCGATCGAGACGACGGACCTGATACCTACACCGATTACAACCAACTCCACCGGAGGGGAAAACGCCACGATTATTTTACATCGTGCCTTCCGTGGCCGCTCAAGGGCGACGCACTTCCCGTAATCCTAAGCGGACCCGCACCGGTTATTCCAACAACAGTTGGCGAACCTCGCTTCACCTCAGCTACCGCCGCATCCGATGTCGGCCTGGTACTCGAGCAAACCGGCACCAACGCTAGCTACACGTCCGCACCTATACCCACCTCCGCTGAAAACGCCGAATGGTTCACCACGGGACTCGAAGTCTCCGCTTTCGGTTTTCAAGGCAACACCATCAACGAACTGCGCCAAGCATTCCAAATCCAAAAGCTCTATGAGCGCGACGCTCGCGGGGGATCCCGCTACACAGAAATCGTACGAAGTCACTTCGGAGTCGTCTCACCCGACGCCAGACTCCAACGTCCGGAATACCTCGGCGGCGGAACCCAACAGATTAACATCACACCCGTACCTGCTACGTCAGAACATGGAACTACGCCTATCGGCGAACTCGGCGGATACGGAGTATCAACCGGTTCCAATCACTCATTCACAAAATCATTTACAGAACACTGTATTATAATCGGCTTCGTCTCAGTACGAGCCGACCTCAACTACCAACAGGGCCTAGAACGCTGTTTCTCACGTTCAACTCGCTGGGACTTCTATCTTCCCGCATTGGCCCATTTGGGCGAACAGGCGGTGCTCAACAAGGAAATTTTTGCCCAAGGCACCGACGACCTGGTCGCGGATGCCGCCGTATTTGGCTACCAGGAACGCTGGGCCGAATACCGCTACAAACCATCCCTCATCACCGGCGCTTTCCGGTCCACCGGACTAACGCCCCTCGACACCTGGCATCTTGCCCAGGAATTCACCGCACTACCCACACTCGGAGAAACCTTCATCGAGGACAACCCACCCGTCGAACGCATCGTTGCCGTCGACACAGAACCCGACTTCCTATTTGACGCTCACTTCGCGCTCAAATGCACACGACCTATGCCGACCTTCTCGGTACCTGGTCAAATCGACCGCTTCTAATGCCACTACAAATCGCAGGCGCTGTACTCGATAACTACTACGCAAAACGAGCAGCCAAAAAATCACGCGATTGGCAAGAAGAAATGTCGAACACCGCTTACCAGCGGGCAATGACCGACATGCGTAAAGCCGGTCTAAATCCAATCCTTGCATACAAACAAGGCGGAGCAGGGACTCCGCCTGGTGCTACTGCAGCAACCCCTGGCTTCTC